GCCCTCCGTATATTCTCCCGGAACATCTGCAAATTCCAAGCCTCCGGCCAATCTACCAACCCGCACCTTTCACCGTATGGCTTATCCAAATTTGCGAAAACGCACTTCGCACAATTTATGCGCTCGCCGTCGTCTATGCAATACTGCACAATCAAATTGGCCGCAGCTACAACCTCCTCCGGCTCTATAATGTCACTCGGTTTGCATTTCATGTTTCAGCCCCCTCATAATGCGTTTCGCCTTGCACTTTCGCACAATCCGATAAATCCCTTTTTTATGACACCCGTACACGTTGACGGAGGCGGCAAAATCATTTAGAAGTCTCGTTCGCCATTTCCAGTAATCACGTTTCATGTTTCAGCCCCCTTGTCCGAAGAAATTCTTCAAGGTTCCAATCTTGCGGAATAAACAAAGAGTATAATGCACAAGCATTACGACAGAGTGTATTCATATACCCGAACGGGCAATCACACGGGCAATCTTCTTTGAAATGCTCTTCGCAATATCTTTGAACCATCAAAGCGGCTTGCACTACGTCCTCACGATTTGCTTTCATCCCTCGTCCTCCGGTACACCGCCCACACGAAAAGCCACCATGCACGCTGAATATTGCGCCAGCGTTTCCCGCTCGTTGGAATCCTGCGCCCTCTTGGGACAAGCAAACACATTCTCACGGCTTTTCCTCCCGCATTGTCTTTGCCTCTGCAAGCTGAATCACTTTGCCCGCTGCTTCCTTCAGCGCCCTCCTGTTGGAGAGCGTCGCCAAAATCTCCTCGTTCTCGCGCTTCTCATTCGCACGGTCACACAAATCTTTGTATATCTTCATGAATTGCGCCCGCGCATAATTGACCTCTTTCTCCTCCATAAGGCAAAGCGCTTCGCGCCCAAAGCATTTCGCAGCCTTCTCCACTTCCGGGCAGGAGTATTCCCATTTCTTGTAAATCCCCCAACGCCGAGCGAGACTCATTACTTCCTCCCATGCCTCAGCCGGAGAAGGAAGCGCCCCACGCTCAATGAAAGTACGAATACTCTTTGCCGCCTCGAAAATCTCTGACACGGACGGCCAAAATTTCTGCGTCCGCAAAAGCTTCAGCATGGCAGCATTTATGTCCTCGATCTCCAACGGGGACAATGCCCGAGCATATACCATCAAACCGCCCTCATCCATTCCGCTTTTTGGAAATGCCATGAAATACGGTTTCAAGATTTTTATGATCTCCGCGTCTTTCGTCCTCATCCTGAGCCCTCCTCAATCGTTTCGAGCATTGCTATTGCTCTGTCGCATACTTCCGCCTGCTTGCTGTACCCCTTATCTACAGGCAATTCGTCTTCCCATCTTTTCTGATTAAGCCACGTCGCCGGGTTTGGAATAAATCTCCCGTTCTCCTCTGTCCATTGTCGGGAGAGAGACGCTGACCGAACCGCCCGGATCATCGTCTCGTGTAGCTCCTTCGTCGGGCTGATTTTCTCAAAGGCTTTTTCCGCTGCTCCCTTTCCGGTCTTCCTCGGGTATGCTTCCCAAAATTCCTCGAATCTTTTTCTCCACATTTTTTCCACAGGCTTTTCCACAGATTTATCCACAGTCTGTGGATTCTCGCGCGCGCGCGTGGGAGAGTGTGCGTCAGCACACTCGACACTTGATTCAGGATTCAGAGAATCAGGAATCGGAGAATCAGGATTCAGGTTAAAGGAATCAGGAATCAGTTTAAGGGAATCAGCAGGATTTGTTGTGTGCTGTTTCTGTTCTTGTACTGTGCTTGTATCTAACTTTTCTTGTACTTGTACTGTACTTGTACTGTACTTTTTATGTACTGCTTCGTCATAAGCCGGAATATCGCTTTCCTTCTCGTTCTTGTGTGGGTTTTGGTGTTTCGAGAAGTTCACGATTTGGATATACTTTTCGCTGCCTACCATGTACCGGATAATGAAACCGTGTTCCGCCAGCTCAGAAAGCAAAGCTTCCACGTCGCAATCATCGTATGGAAGGACCTCGGCACGGATTTTTTTCGCTCGATCCTCAAGGCGTCCTTCACGATCGGCGACGGTCCACAGACCGGCAAAAAGCAATCGACCAATAGGAGCAATCTCCGCAAGTTCATCATTCAGGAAAAAACCGGGCTTTATGTTTCGAGCTCTCGCCATAATCCATACCTCGCATCAAAACGGAATATCATCATCGTCGACTGTGTTTCCATCCGGCGGCATCGGAGGAGCCGCTTCCCCTGTTGTGCTCTTATTGCCTCCGCCGCTCCCGCAGAACTCCACGCGGTCGACCAGCACTTCCGTTGTATATCGTTTCGTGCCGTCCTGCGCTTCATAGCTGCCCGTCGCTATCCGGCCATAGAGAAGGATTTCTTTTCCCTTCGGGAAATATTGTTCTATGAACTCAGCCGTTTTTTCCCATGCTGTGCAGCTGGGGAAATCCGCCTTCCGCTCCTCGCCTTTCCGTGTGTACCTGTCGACTGCCACCGGGAACCGGCAATACTTTTTTCCGCCCGGCGTCGTGCGGACGTCAGGATCACGGGCAATCCGCCCATGGAGAATAACAAGATTCATGTCCTCAACCTCCAAAGCCCCCGGCGGTAAAACCGGGGGCCATATTTTTTACTGTGCCACTTCGCCCGTCTCCGGGTTTACGTTCTCGGGAATGACTTCCTGCGCCTCTGCATCAATGACCGTTTCGTCCGGCAGGTCCGCCATATCCACGTCAATATTCGTTTTGATTGTCTCGTCCTGAGCCACGGCGCGGACGAAATCCGTCTTGATTGGAGCATACTTCAAGGCCTGCTTCAGGACCGTCTTCTTCGCCATCGCATCAAAATTAGTGGTCCACGGAGAGAAGCCGCTGTTCGCAGCCTTGGAGAATTTGTTCATGTGCGCCTTGATATCGTCAACGCTCATGACCTCGAAACCATATCCGCCCGATTTCGTATGCCACACCGCATAATAGAGAATCACCGGCCCACGGTCTTTCAGCGCGGGAACGTGGCGGAGCTTCGCGTCCAAGCCGAGCTCATATTCAAACTCGTCCTGCTCGTGGACCTCGTGCGCCTGAATATCCGTAATTTCCCCGGACCTATAGGCCAGGTCGATAAGGCCTTTATAGCCGAGCTGGAATTGTACTTCGTCAATGCCCTTGTTTTTGTAGGGGATAAGATAGGCCTGCCCGAGCGGAGTATTCGGCTCGACGCCGAGCTGTGCTGCCTGCATCATCGCCCCGAGGAAAGATTGAGGCGTGCATACCTGAAGCTTCGGATTCGCCGAGAGCGCGGTCAATACCATTCGCGTAAAGCGTTCCGGCGTCAATACCGAGGGAAGCGCCTTCGCGATTTGGTCCTTCATCGAGACGATCCAATCCTGCAAATTCTTCTTCTGCTGCGCCGCTACAGACTGATTCGCCGCCGTCTTCTGCATGAGTCCGCCTTTTACTGTTGCCATGATTACTTCCTCCTCTTAACCTATTTTCAAAACCCTGAAGGCCTTGCCTTGCTTCGCGTACTGCTGGAAGATTTCCGGCCTCTCCGCTTTCAGCTTCTTGCTGTCAATCGTCGTGCGCCCGGCCTGTACCTTCCATGTGACCTTTCGCCCGTCGTCCGTCGTTCCTGCTTCCGCATCGCCGAGCCATTGACGGAGTTTGTTCTTTTGTTCTTCCAGCTGAGCGCTCAGGTCCTTTTCCATTTCTTCCAGCTTTCCGATTATGTCCAGCGCTCCCATCGCCTCAGAGGGAAGAATGACCGCCGGTCCGCCGCCGTGGTATTTCTCCGCCAAGGCGTGAGCACAGCTTTCCGTGCCGTCCACGTCCGGCATTTCCTTTGCCTCGACCTTCCGCCAAAATTCTTTCTCCGCTTCCAAGAGTGCTGCAATATCGTCCTCGTTCCTCGGGACCTCTTTCCAAACGAATCTGTTTCCCCCGATCAGCGCCGCGATATACCATGTCTTGCACCCGGTCACAAGCATATAGTGTTGACATTGGATATAGTAGGCGTCCGGGAGGTTGTCGTCCTTCCATTCCTTGCCGCTTGCCGTGGTCTTGCATTCGAGCCCCGCGTCTTCATGGACGAGGAGCCGGTCAACCGACGCCAAGAGGAAAGGATATTCGCAGTGCTGCATGAGACCGCGCCGCCGGACCTCTTTGCCCGTCCTCTTGGTAAACTCCCGGGCGACAACCTCCTCCAATTGTTGCCCCCAATAGACGCGCTCATTGTCCGAAAGGTCCTCCGGCTGCGCTTGTCCGGTCTTCTCCATCCACAATTTGAATGGCGACTTCCAAGCGTTCAGCCCTACGATCACCGAGGCGTCGCTTCCGCCTATCCCTTTATTGCGAGCGGCAAGCCAAGCGTCCCGGTCCTGCATTTGTTCGACCGTCATAATCAGCTTTGCCATTGTTCCGCCCTCCATCGAAAATCTTCACTGCGCATCATATCGAGATCATCGTCGGCCCGGGCTTCCTCTATCTCCGCCTTTGTCGGACGGTCCAGCTTTTCGTAGTCCGGCCACAAACAATCAACGACCATCGGATTCTCTACGTCTCCCATTTACTTTTCCTCCTCTTTCGTGGTATACTCCACTTGGTTATATTTTTTGTTTTGGCTGTCGTGCTTTTGCGCGTCAGCCTTTTTTTGTCTGTCCGCAATCTTTCTCAGGCATTTCTCGCACCGTGTCCGTCCTTCTTTGACCGGCATTCCGCAGTCATAGCACCAGCCATTTTTCTTGAGGAATTTCCGATAATCCCTGCGGCTCGCCTTCAAGTGTTCATGCTTGCACATGGGACAGAATCTTTCCTTCGCCCCGCCCATGAACTCGACGCCGCAATCCCTACATGTTACAAGAACAGAATTATGAGAATCAGGATCACGAGGAGAACGG